CATTATAGGCGACCCTTACTGGATCAGTGACAGTGGCATGGGCAACTATTTAGGTGACGAACACGACGGACAACCATATCTTATGAGAGATGCCGGCGGTAGTGTAAACTACCAAGGAGCGGATACTCATATACGAATAATTTTTAGAACTCCTGTTGAACCTAATCTTGGCACTTCAGGAGTAGGCGGTTTATACAATTTTCCACCTAATGAACCAATCAATCCCTACAGCGGAATTTATAAAGTGCTTTACGTAAACAATAAATTTAACGATGGAAAATTTACGCAATCAATAGAAGCTACCCGCATGCCTAATCAGCCACAAGATTACGATCCGTACAAAGGACCAAGTAAAGAAATCTTTGCAGCTGATATTAGGACACAAGACAAACCATCTACTAGTGTTAATGATGAGGATAACGGGTATACTGAAGATGGATATGGAGGTGGTATTAGACTATTTGATGAGACTGGACAAGAAAGTAATTTTAGAAGAAATCCCGAAACTGGCGAATTATATGACGCTACAGGATTATAAAGAAATGGAATATAAATGGCACAAGTAAGAAGAGAAGTAGCAGATAAATCAAGTGATATTTCAGGTGGCCCTTATCTTGCTAAAATTATCAGTCACCTAGATCCTACATTTATGGGAGGGCTAGAAGTTACTCTACTAAGACCAGATGGTAATACTATAGGAGAAGGTGGACAGACCTATCCAGTAAGATATGCCAGTCCTTTTGCCGGCCAAACGGCATTTGAGTTCCAAGGATCTAATGTAGATGATTTTAACGACACACAAAAAAGTTACGGTTTTTGGTTTGTGCCTCCCGATGTAGGAAATACAGTATTGGTATTTTTTATTGAAGGTGATCCTAGTCAAGGTTATTGGCTAGGCTGTGTTCCTGATAAATTTTCAAATCATATGGTGCCTGGTATTGCAGCCAGCAGGTCTGTAGCCTTTGCTGACGGCGAACAAGAAAAATATGATACTGGATTTGTGCCAGTCGCCGAAGCAAATCGTCGTGCAAACGCCCTAGAAGAAAATACTGAAATTGATAAAATTAAGCGAGCAGTGCATCCTATTGCTGATCATTTTTTAGAAGAAGGGTTATTAGAAGATGATGTTAGAGGTGTAACATATTCTACTAGCCGTAGAAATGTTCCTAGTAGTGTTTATGGAATTTCAACTCCTGGCCCTCTTGATCGTCGAGACGGTGCAAAGAAAACATTTATAGGCAAAGCAGACAGTCAAAGTCCAGTACCTGTTCCTGTGAGTAGACTAGGTGGTAGTCAATTTGTTATGGACGACGGTGACGACCGTTATCAGCGTAGGACCACTGCTAGTGAAGGCGGATATGATTATGCCGACACACTTGACGGTGATGCTGGAGAACCAACAATACCATCGGACGAATATATTAGGCTTCGTACAAGAACAGGCCACCAGCTGTTGTTGCATACCAGCGAAGATTTAATTTACATTGGTAATAGCAGAGGCACTAGTTGGATTGAAATGTCTAGCGATGGCAAGATAGATATTTTTGCCGAAGACAGCATCAGCGTTCATACCAAACAAGACTTTAATTTTTATGCTGACCGTGATTTTAATTTTGAAGCAGGCCGAAATATCAATATGAAAGCTTCCGCTGTACACGAAACAGGCGGCGGAAACTTTCGTGTAGATACAGAAGCCAACACTAGATTTTTTGTCAAAGGTGATACAAAAATTACCACAGAAGGCGAAGTACACATTGCTACATTAAAAGATAATCATATAACTTCTGTAATGAATAACAATTTTAAAAGCATTTTAAGTACCTATATTCAATCAAGTTTAGATACCCACATGAAAGCCACTACCAGCATTAACATTCAAGCTGATACAAGTATGGATATTAAATCCGGCGAAGCTATGCAGGTAACTGCTGGAGGTGACGGTAGTTGGGGAGCTGCTAACCTAACATTTACAGGCGGTGCGATCAATCTTAATGGTCCTGAAGCTCCCGAAGCAGCAGATGCTACTAAATCAACTGCGGCTACTCCTACTCTGGCACTAGGTATCAATGGAAATATTGTAATTAATCCAGCAGCAGCCGAATGGGTAGGTGCAAGATACAATACAGAAACTCCGTTAGAAAGTATTATGTTTAGAATACCCATGCACGAGCCTTGGCCCAGCCACGAGAATCTAGATCCTCTATCAGTCAAACCTGATCTAACTGACAGAGAACAAGCAGGCGGCGGTGAAGACGGATTGCCAGCAGGTGGCGATGCAGGTGGCGATGAAGACGCCCCACCAGAGGAGTTATAAAATATGGCAAAATTATACAATCAACAATCAGTAGCAACTAATAAGGCTACTACAGCACAGACTAGTTCTAGTTTTAGATACAAAGGTTTTAGTTCTAATGAAACCAAAAACAACTTTAAACTCTACGATATTGAATTAGTCAAGCGAGATTTAATGAATCATTTTTATATTCGTAAGGGTGAGAAATTAGAAAATCCTAACTTTGGCACAATTATTTGGGACATGCTGTTTGAAAATTTTACTTCAGAAGTTCGCAGACTAATCACAGAAGATGTTGAACAAATTATCAACTACGATCCAAGAGTTAAAGTCAATACTCTAACAATTGACAGTACCGATCAAGGTATTAGAATACAAGCAGATGTTGTTTATCTACCGTTTAACATCAACGAGCGCATGACTTTTGATTTTGACAAGACAAATAATATAGTAAACTGACCAGTTTATTTTTTAGGGTAAATATGTGATAGGGCAAGAAAAACAATGACTACGACTACAAGACAAACGAATTTAATATTAAATCAAGATTGGACAAGGATCTATCAGACCTTTAAAAATGCTGATTTTAAAAGCTATGATTTTGAAAATCTACGCCGTGTTATTATTACATATCTGCGTGAAAATTACCCGGAAGATTTTAACGACTATATTGAAAGTTCAGAGTATCTAGCTTTAATTGATGCTGTGGCTTTCCTTGGACAAAGTCTAGCATTTCGTATTGATCTTGCCAGCAGAGAAAACTTTATTGAATTAGCATCTCGTAGAGAAAGCGTCCTTCGTATAGCTCGTATGTTGAGCTATAATGCGAAGAGGAATATTGCCAGCAAAGGTCTCTTAAAGTTTGACACCGTTAGCACTACTGAGAATATCCTTGATGCTAACGGAAAAAATCTTGCCCGTCAAATTATTCAATGGAACGACTCAACCAATCCCAACTGGAAAGAACAATTTAATACTATACTAAATGCCGCCATGGCAGATAATACCGAAATTGGTCGTAGTCAAGGAACTGCTACAATTCAAGGTATTCCTACAGAGCAGTATAGATTTAGAACTGCCAGTAGAGATGTTCCAATTTTTACATATAATAAAAATGTTGCTGGTCGTGCTATGCCTTTTGAGATGGTAAGTACCGCATTTAAAGGCAGCGAAGAAATATATGAGGAAGCCCCAGTTCCAGGTAACCAACTTGGATTTGTCTATAAATCAGACGGTAAAGGCGCTGCAAGTACCAACACTGGATTTTTCTTGATGTTTAAACAAGGAAGTCTAGAACTTGCTGACTTTTCAATTGCTGTGCCTACTACAAATGAAAAAGTAGCAGTGGATGCTGACAACATCAATAACAGTGATGTGTGGTTATTCACCTTATCAGCTAACGGTGCCCAGTTAGATCCATGGACACAGGTATCTAGTCTAACAGGCAATAACATTGCCTATAACAGCATTGAAAAAGACATTAGAAATATCTATTCTATTTCCACAAAAAATTCAGATAGAATTGATCTAATATTTGCTGATGGAGTGTATGGAAACCTACCGCAAGGTTCTTTTAGAGTTTATTATCGTGTAAGCAACGGATTATCATACAGCGTACTTCCTAATGAAATGCGAGGCATTAACATTGAAGTTCCTTATGTAAACAAGTCTGGACAAGGACATGTTCTTAAAATTAGCATGAGCTTGAAATATACAGTGAGCAACAGT